GATTGGCAGTGGTAGGCCACAGTCTTCATGACGCGGCGAGTACTCTTCCTAACAGTGTTAACAAACTTAGAGTCGGACATCCTAGCAAACGGCAGTGGTTTACCAGACGGGCCCGTACCGATGTTGAATACCCGCTTATGGTATCCCTTATCTAGAATGTACCTTGAGTATATGATCTTTGTCCGGTCTTCCCCCGAGGCTAGGTTGATCGGGGTATCACCCATCAGATCTTTCACCATCTGTTCCAGGTTGTTTACCGTTTGTTCCCGCTCTTCTACTAGATCATCCTTGACTTGCATGAGGGCGGCCCAATCAATCTGGATGCCATTTCTCTCTATCTCTAGTAAGAATTCGGTATTCTCATTCATTAGCGTTACGATAGGTAGTAGGCCGCTGTTACTTTCTTTCTCAAAGTCTTGCTGTTGCTGTTGGTAGATCTCTGCCGTAGCCAGCACATCCGCATCTGCGTACTCATTAACGATGGCTAAGGGCATTTCAGAGAAGTCAGTACCGCCCTTGAATAGATCGTCTACAAGCTCACTCTTCTTGCGGGTAACATCCCTACGCTCTGCCGTTGCCTTCAGTGATTTTTGAACGTCCTGACCCCTCGCCAAGACATGCTCGGCGATCATCGTACAGTAGGGGTCAGGTAAGTCGAAGCCCGCTTCTAGGAGGTAAGCGTAATCGAACTTAGTATTATGACAGATGCCGCGAGTAGAACCGGCCAAGTCAGATGTAAAAGCCCCAAAGCTATCGGGAGTATCCTGTTCATTGTGATAATTAACCGCTCTCTTCGCACCTTGAATTTCGCCATCTATTATTAACCTCCAGTAAATACCAACAATTTTGTTGGCGGGATTATAGGGCGAATTGTCCTTGATGTGTTCTTTCCTCTGAACGGTTGTCTCTAAATCGAAAACTATTTCCTGTGTCATCTTGTACCCCGTATTTTATTTCTGAAAATGAGAGCCATAACTGCTCAATTGGCGCTAGGTCTTGGGCGTCCACATAGAGGCGGTCACCAAAGCCAAAGTCTTTTTTGTTGTATTGTTCCTTAAAGGCGTCCCGAGATGACCAGCCAATCACATTGACTACTTCATCGTCCTTAGTCCTCCCAACCAGTACCGCCACATTGGCTCGGAACTTAGGCATGGAGTCGAAGATAAGCGGGCCCCATTCTTGGTTAGTAAGCTTAACGTCAATGGTTATGTCACCAACCCAAAGGTCAGCACCGCCATCAGTCGTTACAGTCAAAGTAGGGGGCTCTAGGTCAAACAGCCTAGCTACCGCAAACTCTGCCTTAAATCCCCACTGGTTTGCTTCTACTCTGGATTGCTTGTCGTTTTCTAAGCGTGGATTAAATCCGGCCATTTCACACAACTTGACCGTGTCAGCCCCGAGAACTTCTGAGGTCAGAATATCCTTCTTAGTTAAACGTACATACATACTCTACTCCACATATCTTGAGATTTGAGGCTCTAGGTTACAGATGACAGTCCCATGCCATCCGCTTAATTTGTTCTTTGAGACTGTTAGGTAGCGAGTGAAGTCCACCTCGGTGTCATCGATCTCGCCAGACTCCTGCTTGCCAATACCCACGCACACATCAAGCTCCGCCATCTTGCCGATCTTGGAGCCTTCCATATCGAAACCTGATAAACGTGTGCGGCCTCTGGCCTCGTTACTTGCTTGGCTGACTACAATCAGGGCCACGGACTGACGTTTAGCCATTTCCCGTAGGCGTCTGTATAAGTCGCGGAGTTTTTCGTGGGAGCTATTAAAGCTTTTGCCAGAGATATGAACCTTGTCGGCCTGATCGATCACAACGCAATCGACATCTGACTTTTCAATGTAGCCCTCTATCTTGGCTATGTCCCAATCTTGGATGTCACGCATCTCCAGATTGTCGGCAATGTTCTCAAACATCCGATTACACTTGCTCGGGTCTTTGACTATATCTTCCTTGGACATCCCCGAGTAACACTGCATAGCACGGAGCATAGTCCGGCTAGTGTCCTCTTCGTTGCCGAGGTATAGACACTTTGCCCCCTGATCACAAAAGCCCTCTGGGCCACACAACAGGGAGACAGCAAATGCAGACTTACCTGTCTCGGGTAGGGCGAATACTGCCATGAATTCCTTTTTACCGAGCCCGTAGATATTCCTACTCAATGTTCTGATATTGAACTGGTATCGGTTTTCATCCGAACCAACAGCGAGGAGTGCCTCTAGGTTCTTAGTAGTAGGCTCACCGTATTCATTCGGTAGGACGCCATCTTTGATGTTCTTAAAAAGGTCTTCAATACGCTCAAGGGCGTCAGGACTGCCCTCGGTTAGCTCAATGCCTAGATTGCTAAACTTGAGCCCAAGTGAACGCATGTGCAATTCACGCACTAGATCACCAGCCACCTCCGGTGTGAGCGAGGGTGCGGATGATACATCATCGATTAGGGATTCTATTTCTTGGGATTCTGCTCGGGTAGCGACAGGGTTGTCTTTTACCCAGAGAGCTTTGAGGTCTTCGACAGTCAGGCTTTTACGGTAGACTTCGTGACCTTTCTTTAGGGCTCGGAATAGATCCTTTGTGTCGCCCTTAAAGAGTTTCTCAGTGAGATTAGTCTTATGTTCACTGTAGAAATCGTAGTGCAGGAGGGTCTTGATCAGTGTTGTGTCTAGCATATATTCCATCCAAAGTGGATTAGTAATGGACTGACTATACGTTAATTACGACACTAAGAAAAGCCTAAAATAAAAAAAGGGCCCTAAAATTAATTAGAGCCCTCGAAACATGTAGCCTTGATAGGCGGGTTAGCTGACGCGCAACTTCATATTTTTGATATTGGGTTTGTCTTTTCCATCCCGTTTGTCTCTCCGCTCACGAACATCAACTTCGTGATATACAACTCTCGGGTTTCCTTTGACTAACTGATCTAGGGCTTCTTGAAGCTTCTTTTGCTCCTCCCCAGCGTCCATATATCCATTTGGTAGGTCATAATAGACCACTGCAATTCCTTGCGCTTTTAACATTTTACCATTCCTTTTGTTTTAAGTCGGTACTGGTGTCTTCGACTAATACTTTTAACGTAGTGATCGACTACGCACACATTGATATCGGAACCATGAGTTCCGCCTTCTGCTAATTTGAATTTATGCGGGTGGGGCTGTTGGCCCGTTTTGCCAGCTTGATGCAAGATCAAGAAACAACCAAGAAGCTATTGAGCTTGCTTTTGCGGTAAGAGCATTATTAATCCTATAAGCTCTTCCTTTTCTTTTGGTCATGTACCCCCAGAGATACTTACTGTCTTGTAGTTTATGCATGTAGCACCTTTAAAATTTCACCTTTCTGTTGATATTTAAAATCATGTTCCAAAAACCTAATGCTTACGCTAGGTAAATTTAGGCTCTGATACAGCGACAGTGCTTTTTTACTAGCGTCTTTGTCAAGGCAAATTATGTGTTTTTCATATTGCTTCAACTGCGACATTTGACCCCTAGATACGTTTGTTCCTAGTATTGCACACCCTGTATACACACCCGTAGACGCTACAGAACACGCACTAGCTGAATCCTCCACTATGACACATGTAGATGATTTGCCAACAAATAGGGGGGATGCCACATCTCCATAGGTTAGCCACTTAGGGATGCGCTTGGTAAGGCTTCTACCTACTGCACCCTGGTTATTTATATGGAATAGGATTCTATTTTCTTGTGGATCATAAGATATCCGACACAGATTATTCTCATAGGCATACAAACAATTGTTCTGCTCTAAATAATCTAAACACTTTTGATAGTTTTTGGGGTCACCAAGGATGGTAGGGATGGGTCTACTATTAATCCGCCTGATTACTTTCTTGTAGTCACCAGATTTAATAGATTCCAGACTATGCCCAATGCGATGGGCTCCCTTGGCATTACAGGAAGCTTTAAAGCAATTCCAAAGAAGCTTGCCTTCCTGATTGGATAGGGTGAATTTCTTAACACCGCCACAGAATGGGCAGTTAATACTTTTCCGTTCGTTCTCTCCGATCTTAACTGAGGTAACGAACTCTACTTGTTCGCGTTTCGTAATCATTGCTAGTGAATCTCATGTTTGTCTAAGCTCTATGTCCCAATGGAACACATAGACCTATGACGTAGGGGTTTCCTTTATCGGGTTTATTTTGTTCAAGTATTTCTAAACTCAGTGTCTTATACACTTCGCACTCATCAGCCGAGTTAAACAATAGGTTTGGCGTATAGGTATTATGATTACCATTCAAAAACATGACTACCAAGTATATGTATAACATTTGCCCTTCCTGTTTCCCTATTGGGTATAGCTCGGCCCCAAGCGGCCTCGCTTTTTTACACCTATTCGGGCGTTCTGTCAAACCTAATTGATAAATACTTACGACACTAGTTATGACGCTTTGTACTGTCCTACCTAGTAAGTCATTGATATGTAACAAGGTACTCATAACCTGAAGGTCGTAGGTTCAAATCCTACTCCCGCAACCAAAGTACTGATTGATAAGGATAAATAAATTTATTTTTAGATCAGTTAGAAAAAGTACAAAAATCGGCTGATTCTAGGGAATAATTTGCCTTAGTTAATCGTTAACTAGTGGCTCTGGTTTCTTATGAACCACCTGTAGCATATGTATACCCACCCCGATCTCATCGAAGTATGTGTGCGTTGCCACCGGAACCACACTTTTAATCCTTAGACCCGAATCGCTTGCCATACTAGTGAAATCTACTATGGGCTCAACTTCTCGCCGGTCATACACCTCCCCCTCCAGAATGACTTCCTTATCATACGGCGCTATCTCCGTTATAAAGATCACACCGTCCGGCTGTAGGTGTTTAGCGGCGGAGTTGTAGAAGTTCCTGTGGAAGCGCCACTGAGGGTCTGAGGCCCGCAAATCGTTCCCCAGATAACCTAAGACATGGTCTTGTTGTATGTTTAGATAGTTGGGAGGGTTTAACACCATGCAGTCGAACTTCAGATCTTCCGGCATGTCGTTAAATAGGTTGGAGTGAAATACCTCAACCCTTTTTAATTTTCTATTAGCGATGGTTTGATTGACGCAGTTGATGGCCTGTGGATTTATATCGGCCAGAGTAAGGGTGTCACATAGCCCTCGGTGCTTGAGCCAAAACCCGATCCACGCAGGGCCACACCCCATCTCTAGTAAGTTTTTGTATTGGGGGTTTGGGGAGCTTCGTTTGATTATCTCTTCAAACGCCAGCGCAAGGTGCTGTCCTCCCCCATCGATGTTGGGCTTACTTACAACTCGTAAGGCCCACTTCTCGTATTCAAAGTTTGGGTACATGGTCTTTCCAGAGGTTGACTATAAAAGCCCGCCGCTCTCCAGTGTAGACTCTGGAAACACGGTGGAACTGAGATGGATCAAACATGATCAGCCTGTTGTGTAAGGGAGCCAGACGCTCAATTGTGTCTTCATCATTCTGATGCATGACTTCTAGCATCCCGCCGTCACATTTATGTGGGTAGGGATAGAAGATGGCCCCGTAGGTTGGGCAGATTATATTACCGCGCTCTCCTTCTGCGGCGTCTTCATCCTTATCCTGATGCCAACCCAAGCTAGAAGACTTGTGGTGTATGTTAGTCCACCACTCAAAGCCCTTGGCCTCTTCCACATTAGGCCAGTGTTGCCAGATTGCTTTTATCAGGGCCTCCCAGACGTTTATGGGGGGAGAATTATTCCACCCCTCGTACCAGCCTCGCAATGGGACTGTCTCGCCTGTCCAGAGTGCGTCTTGCGCCAGTTCGTCTAAGATTACTTTATCCTTTACGAAATCATCTAGTAGCATCATGGCGCAGTTACTCCGGCCTTATTCTTTTTGTAGGCCGCCCGCTTCTGCGCGGCTGATTCTGCTTGGGTGTTAGTGCGGGTCACATAAATAGACAGTACGTCCATCCCTTTATGCCCAGTGACACTCCGCATCTCGGCGTTAGTCGCCCCGCTGTCAGCCATCTCTGTGGCTCCTGTACGGCGCATGTCACTCACCCATAGATTATCTGGTAATCCGGCCGCCCTGCGTACTTTCTGGGCCCATTTAGAGTACAAACGCCTATCAAACGGCTTCTTGGTACTCTCACACACGATTATATAGTCTTCTGGGCCCATTGAGTGAGCATATTTGCGTAGTCTATCAATAATCCCAGGCTCTAATGGTGGTTGTACGAATGCCCGTGTCTTTGTTTGCTCAAGCGATAGAAGATTGCCTTGGATATCCTTCCATTTGCGAGTCCGGATATCTACTGGACGCTGACAGGTTTCATAGCACATCAAGACAAGCGTACCGATAGAGTGTTTGCCTAGCTTGTCGGCAGTCTCCACAAATTTCTCAATCTGTTCGTCTGTCCAAACAACAGTTCTTGATGGTGTCGCTTTAATTTTCATCTTTGAGAATGGATTTCCGGATACTTTTGAGGATCTGAAGCCTACATTCCATATCAAGCGCATAACTTTGCACATTGTGGCGGCCTTATGGGGGCTTTTATCGATCTTTAGGTGGTTATAGAGGCTGTCAGCGTGTTCTGCCGTGATGTTTCGGGCTAAATACTCGCCAAATGTCTTGTTAGAGCCCGCTAAACGTATCTTTAGGGCGTCATTCATCTGGTCTATGTATGATTTTCTAGAGTTCTGTGCCAATTCTTGGAACGCAGTACTCTTCTTATAGTGCTGAAACAGCCCACCAACGGTGTTTCTATCGACATGTACCTTGCCTTTGGCGGCTCTAGAGTACTCATCGAACATCTCAGATAGCTCTTTAGAGTATAGTTCAGCCTCTTTAAGCGTATCAAACTGGTCGTAGACCGCCCCAATGGTCTGTTTCCACCTGTCTGGGGGGTTAACAGCGTACTGGATTGGGGGGATTTGGTTCTTTCTCTCTTTAATCTGGACGTACTTGGCCTTCATAATAGTCTCCATCATTGCTAGTGAATTGGGCTCATAACCTCGGACACTAATTAAAAAAGACTTGGGCGTCAACTAATAACTACTTAAAGCCATAGTGTTGACACCAGTACAGGCATTTAGTACTGTGTCTATAGTCAAACGGTTGATACCCCTCCCAAGTTTGACCAGCCTCACAAGGGCTTTTTAGCCTCGCAGACTCCATTGAATAACTCCGGTCTGCGGGGTTTTTTTTTGGTCTGAAAAAAGACTTAGGCGTCAAGGTATTACTGCTACATATGACGCTTTTAGCTACACACACATACATACATATATATGGGGGGGGGCTCCAAAAAAAAAAAAAA